TCATGTTACTTGCTCAGTTCTTCACGAACGAACGCATCAAGGGCATACTGGGCCTTGTCTTTGCTGCCGGCACCGTCGACCTGAGTAACGAAGTGTTCACCGTAGTATGCCGCCCATCCAACCGTGCGTTTGGCTTCGCGGATCGGTACGATACGCTTTAGCTGAGCATACGCGCTGTCGATAAGATCGGTGACGATCTGGGTGTTGTTCGTTTCCTGCCCAGTTGTCTGCCGTTGGACAGTCGCGATCTGATCGAGCTTGGCGCGCGTTTCTTCTGAAAGTCGCATGTTGGTTTGCTGTTTGGTCATGTGTTTCTTTCCTCCGATAAGGGCAGGCACCGGGCCTGCCCTGGCTTGAAACAATTAGACAATCAGATCAGCGATCAGGTTTTGGATGCTTGAATACTGGGCCGAGTCGCTATCATTGTCGAACATGCTGATCGAGATCAGCCGACCGTTGTACCGTGCTGCCAGCTGGTTAAAGTGGGTAAACATGGTCATATCGACGGTAATACCGGCAACTGTCAGCGGGTGATACTGCAATAGGCCCGCAGTGTAAGCGTTATAGATCAGGTCGACAATGGATGATACATAGGTTTGCTGGAATGTTTCGGTTGCGATGGTCATGGCTAGAACTCCTGTGCTAAAATGAGCAATTTGCTCGTTCGTTTCGTATGTATGCAGTATAGCAGGTATAGCGGTGATATGCGATATAACATTATTGCGAAATGATTGCGAAATGTGATCGGAATGGTATCAACTTAATTAAAATGCTTTAACTTGACATCCCGTGCTATACTAACAGTGTACTGATCTATCTCTTGATAGGACAGAGCCCCATGGCGTATCCGATCGATACCGCATCATACAATAAGGCTGCCAGCTATCCCGTTGGCCATGGCTATGTCATGCGCTCGGGGGCCCCATCCTCGATCGTTGTGCATTCGACAGAGGGGGCCGTTGGGCAGACTCTATCATCGGCTGCCAATTACCTCTATACCGCTGCCGGTGTGAGCGCGCATTATCTGATCGGCAAGCAATCCGAGATCATCGAATTTCTGAAGCCTGGGCCCTATGAGGCATGGCACGCCGGGGGCCAACAGGCCAACGGGACTTGGACGGCTCAGCCCGAGTATGCCAACCCTCGATCGATCGGCATAGAATGCCTGCATGCCTCGGGCGAGTCCTGGCCGGCCGCGCAAAAGGATGCGCTTGGTTGGCTGTTGCAGCAGCTGGCGAAACAGCATAGCATCAAGTCGACCATGATAGACACGCATGGGCAAATAGCGATAGCAGGGCCCTACGTACGGAAGATAGACCCAACTAATTGGCCCAGGCCCGAGTTTATAGCCTGGCGGGATGCGCTGTTCGTCACTGCCAAACAGTACCGCGTCATGGGTCTGCCGGTCTATGAACAGTCGGATCACACTGGGCCCCTTTGGGGTTATCTTGCGCCTGGGCAAACGGTTGTCATTGACGATCCGAACAATGGCCATGTGTCGATGGTCGACGGCGTATCGGCCGGCATTGGCTTTGTCGACCTCTCGGGGCTTACACCGTCATGAGCGACTCGGGCGGGCCCGAATGGGAACAGAAACGGGCCGTTGAGCGCATGGTGATAGCCATGCGTGAAGGCGACGCGGATGGCATGGCGCTCGCTCTGGCTGACTATGCGGCAGCCCTCGGGACTCGGGTGACAAGCAGCCTCGGGGCGATAGCGGCACCGCTGGTCGAAGAGATACACGGCATGCGCGTTGATCGTTCTGCGGAGTCAAAGGCGGCCGATCATAAGCTTGACTTACTTATGCAGATGACAGAACGCGGGCAGCAGCAACTGGGCCGTTTCGAGGCACGGATCGAATCCATTGAAGAGCGCACGCTATCGACTATCATTACCCAGGCTGATCGTGAACAGTTGATCGAGTGGGCCCGAGGCATACCAGAACTAAGGCGGCGTATTGAGCAACTCGAATCAGAACGCCATGCCAACCGATGAAGCATACCAGGCTGTGCTGCATGAACTGAGCAAGCTAGCAGGCGAGTGGCGCATCTATCGCGACACGATCAATCGCGCGATCAATCTGCTGAATGGCGAGGTCGTAGGCTTTGGCAAGCAACAGCGATCGATTGATCGTAAGCTCGACGCGATCCGGCGCTGGCAGTGGACTCGGGTGATGATCGAAATTGTGCTGCTGCTCATGGCGATTGCCTATATCTACGGTGTAAGCAGGTGATAGCGCTTAAGATATGTGCTATTATTGGCCTATGTTTGCTCTGGGCCCTCTCATGGTGGCTCGGGGGCATCCTGATCGAGCTTTGGATGCGTAGTGTCAACTAGCAGGGGCATCACCTGCTTTGTGTTAGCCCTCGGGGCCCTCTCGGGCTGCTGTGCTGCCTCGATCTTCTTTGGCCTGCTGTGGCTAGTGTTTGGAGGATAACATGACGGTAGGATCAGTGACACTGCTTGCGATTGCAGCAGCTGCTTTAGCAACGCTTGTATGGTGGATAGCCCGTCGACTGGCAGCGCCTGAATGGTTGGTCATGTTCCTGTTTGGCGCGGTGCTGGCGTTGGTGATTATGGCGGGCCCACTGATCACACTGCCATGACAACTGAGAAGCGGGCATATCGGCGCTACACTGACGATGAAAAAGCGGCAGCCCTGGCAGATGTGCTTATCCTGGGCCCAGGGGCGACAGCTGCGAAGTACAGCGTACCGCTTGGCACGCTTAAGGGTTGGCAGCGCGAGTATGAAATAGTCCATGATCCAACCATTAAAAAAGGGCGGATCGAGCTTTTAGCTATCACCTATCTGGAAGCCAGCTTCCAAGCATTGATCGCGCAAGCCCATGTCATATCGCAGCCTGAATACATTGACAGACAGCCAGCGGGCGAACTTGCAATCCTTCATGGGGTTGTTGCCGACAAAGCTATTCGATTGGTCGACGCAATCAGCCGACATCAGCCCGCCAACCCTGCCCTGGACTCCGAGTGAGTTTGTCGAGCTTACCTCGATCGAGGTGCAAGATGGAGTCGCGCCGTTCCGACTGTGGGATGGCCAACGCGCGGCGCTGCATACCATGGAACATGAGCGGTTGGCCGTCTTCCTTAAGGCGCGTCAGCTCGGGATATCATGGATCGCGTGTGCTTTCGCATTGTACTCGATGTTATCAAAGGCCAACCAAACTGTGTTGGCATACTCTCAAGGAAAGCTTGAAGCGAACGAATTGATCCGGCGTGTGGCGTTCCTGTACTATTCGCATCAGCACCGATCCGACTTGCCAAGCCTGTCGACCGATAATCTAGGCGCGTTGGTTTGGTCTAATCGTAGCAGGATGCTCAGCCTGGCTGCCACCCGTCGAGCGGGCCGATCGTTCACTGCCAACATAGCTATCCTCGACGAATGGGCATTTATGGCATGGCCCAGGCAGACCTTAGCGGCTGTCAAGCCGACGATCGATGCCGGGGGCAAGCTGTTTATTATCAGCAGCGCGGATGGCATCGGCAGTACCTATCATCAATTTTGGCAGCAGGCCCAACGGGGAGAGAACGGCTACAAAGCGATCTTCCTGCCGTGGTTTGCCCATCCTGATCGGGGCCCAGGATGGCGCGATCAGAAACTGATCGAGGCAAGCGGCGATACTGCCAGCGTCCAACGCGAGTATCCTGCAAATGAGCTTGAAGCGTTCACCGCAGCGACTGACACGATCTTTGGGGTCTGGTCGGATGGGCCCGAGGGCGGCAACGTGACAGAAGCGGCAGAGTATGAGCCCGATGCCGGCGAGGTGCTATGGTTTGTCGACGATGGCTATGTTGGCAAGCGCGATCAGGCAACCGGGCATTGGACGGCAGACTCGCACCCTCGGGCCTTCCTGTTGGCCCAGGTGCGCCATGACGGGACGATCAATATATTCTATGAGGATACGCGCGTTGGGGTGCTCAGCGACGCGCATATAGCCGCTATGCTCGACTTGAGTTATCCACATCCTAGTTACGCGGTTGTGGATAAGTCGGCAGCTGAGCTTAAGGGCCGACTCATGAACGAACGAATATACATTCGCAATAGCCCGCCTGATGTCGAGGAAAGTATCAAAGAGCTACGGCGGGCTTTGGCCCAGGATGCCAACGGCCGGCGTCGCATCAAGGTTCATCCGAGGTGTACCAACCTGCGGCATGAGATGGTCAGCTATCGACGCGACGCCAACGGCAACATTGTGAAAGCCTTCGATCATTCCATTGATGCGCTCAGGTATGGGGCCTGGGCCCTGCGGTATGAGGCATAAGCTATGAATCTCGACAAAGATGATCCGCAGTGGATAGCAACGCTTGAAGAGCTCGACGCATGGTGGGGCGAATGGCAGGCGTTGCCCTGCGAACGCTCGATCAGGGTTGGCAAGGGCAAGCATATTATCATTGTTGCGCGCGGGCTAACGCTCGACGAAGCCGATCGCAGGTTGCAGGATGCTCGACGCGCATGGGAACATCGGCATGACGCGACAGCATAAACGCGCGATCGTTGGGTATCTTGTGTACCTGGCTATCGCAGCCGGGGCCTATGGTATCATGGTGCTGTGGCAGGCCCAGGCCCTAGCGTTGCCGATGACACTGATCTTTCTCCTGGGCTATCTGGCAGGCAGAATAACAAAGATGATAGAGCAATGAGTGACGTACTAAGCCAGGCCGATGTTGAGCAGGCCCGTAAGCGGTCTGTCACCCGGCAGGATGCTATACCTGCAACAGCGGCGGCACCGTTTACCATCCTCATGGGCCCAGTGGGCTTACTCTCGGGCATACCGGGCATAGCGCAGTATGGCGAATTTGCGTTGCCCCCGCAGGGCAGCATTACGCGCGATCGGTTGCTCAGCCAAACGCCACACTTTGAAACCATGTGGGCTGCAAGTATTTTCAAGGCGATCAGCAAGAAAGTCGCGCAAGGTTTTCGGATCGAGGATGCGGCAGACAGCCAGCGGCGGATCAAGGCGGCACAGAGTCTTATCCTGGGCTACGATGGAAGCTACGCCAGCGGTCTACAGCGCGGCATGCAAGATTACTTGCTAACCGACATGGGCATGGTGGTTGAGAAGGCGCGACAGTCGAGCGCACGCGGCAGCCGGATTGTTGGGCTCTTTCACCTCGACGCCTTGCGGTGCTATCCCACGGGCGATCCGCAGAAGCCGATCGTGTATTGGTCATACTATGGCGGCTATCATTTGCTCGACGCGGAAGATGTGATCCGCATCACCGATCTACCTAGCCCGCGCGTCGAGATGCGCGGCTATGGTATGTGTGCGGCGTCTCGGGCCTGGGCAACCATTCTTAAGCTGGCCGCCGTCGAAGTGTATTTTCGGGAGAAGATCACCGGCACGCGCAACCTGGCTATTCACATCGTCAACGGCATATCTGATAAGCAGTTGCGCGACGCGCTCAACACGTCCGAAGGGGCCCGAGAGGCGCGCGGCTTTGTGTTGTATAAGGGTAGCACGATCATCCCGATGGTCGAAATGGCAACCACACCAACGGTTGTCACCATACCGCTGGCAGAAGTACCGGATGGCTTCGACGTGACAGAAGAGCGCAAGGATGGCTATGGCAGGTATGCGCACAGTGTTGGCATGAACGTCGAGGACTTTGTACCAGCGGCTGCTGGTCTCAACACTGGGCTTACGGCTCAGATTCAGAATGAAGCAATCGCCGGGCAGGGCATGGCGGCCTTTGATAAGAACTGGGAATTAGCCCTAACCCATACCACGTTGCCGGGCTCGACAACCTTTTACATGGGAACAGGAGAAGATTGGCGCGATCAGAAGATGAAGGCAGACGCAGAGAAGGCCCGGGCTGATAAGCTTAAGGTGTACGTCGACGCGGGGGCCTTGTCACCTATGCAGATGCTTAACTCTGCCGTCGACTCGGGTGATCTCGACGCGGCATATCTGCCGAAAGACATGACCGAAGCGGGCAACGTTGATGATAACGAGAAACTGATCAGCGGCGAGTCGCAAGCCAGAATGCCGGTGCTGACTCCGGTGCCCAGTGCTCAGCCTGGGCAGGCCCAGGGGGCCCAGGGCGGGCCTGGGCAGGCTCCTGCGTTCAAAGAGTGCCACAAGTGCCATGATCATTCACCTGCGGGCGCTCGGGCCTGCGTATTTTGTGACGAGGTATTCAAGGAAGAGCGCGATCCGCTCGACGCGCTGATCGATGAAGAGATGCGGCCGGCGTTCGACTGGGCCCGCAAGGCAAGAGAGGGGTAAACGATGAATATCGAGTTGACCGCACGCGATCTGCTTAACGAATTACTTGCATTGGAAAAGGAGCGGGCAGACTTTGATACACTCCATGTGTATCTCGGGATAGTTGATCAACGATCGTACGATGCTGAGCATGCGGAGCCTCACCTAGAAGAATATACTGAGGTATGTACAGCTGAGGGCGCAGCCTATTCGTTGGTTGTTGTCACCGGATACGACATGGATGTTTCGCCACCGCAGGAAGTGGGCGATTATATTCTGATCCGTGCTGTGGATGATATCGAGGTGCCTGCATAGCATGGCTGACACGCCGCTAAACTTGCATGCGCTGACACTCGACGCGATTCAGCAACTGGATTTCTCGGGCTCAGCCTGGGCCAAACAGATGGAGTCGATCATAGCGCGCGGGCATATGGCGGCCCAGATCGCAGGCATTACAGATCGCTCGGGTGTTGAGCCCAAAGGGTTGAGTAGGATCGAGCGGCAAGAGATCAAAGCTATCATCAAAGAGCAACTGGACTATCATCGAAGGTTCGTCGAGGTTGCGCCAGATATGTCACCCGAGGCACGCGCGGCACGCGCGGCACTATACGCGGGGGCTGTGCGGCAGACGTACTATGCTGAGCGTTGGGGGGCATGGGATATACCACAGCACCTGCTGCCGGGCAACCAGACCTGTATGACCAACTGCAAGTGCAGGATATCAGTCGAGGATCATGGCGACGGTACAGGCACGCTGACACGCGAGATGGGCGGCACCGAAGCGCATTGCGACGAATGCCCCGCGTTGGTCGGCAGCTATGATGTAAAGCGGCAGAAGCTATGAAACTACGCAACATTCCAATAGCGCCCGGCATGCGCGCAACCGGCACACTGCCAAAGCTTATCCGATGGTCATACTGGGCATGGCGCGGGCGCGTGCTCATGTGGTGGCAGAAGCTATGATGACAGATTGCGACATCCATGAGTTCTTAACAGGATGGGGCAAGCGAATGATAGCCGATGCCATGCCGGGGGATATCCTCGATACCATGCGGCGCGCTGATCAGTTCATGGCTGCCCTGCCCAGTATCCTGGGCCCAGTATATAGGTGTGTTATCGACTTTGGCAAGTATGACCATCGGCATATCATGCGGCGCAAGATCAGACGGTGCTATAGGTGATCAAGATAACGCCAATCATCCCGAAGCGGCGCGTGATAGACCCAAGGCGGCAGCAGCAGGCGATCGACCTGGGCCTGACTGATGCGGCTGCCGGCGCGCTAGTGGACTTCGAGTCGACGGCAGCGACTTGGGAACATGATCCTAGTTTCTTTGTCAAGCCAATCGCCAACGGCGTGCTAGTCGGCACGAAAGACGACGTTTGGAATATGCTCGACAAAGGCACAAAGGCCCATGATATCGTGGCGAAGCGGATCGCGTTACGCTTTCCGGGCGGGCCGTATCGTCCAAAGACTCGGCCTGGCTTTATCGGCAGCCAATCGGGTGGCAGCAGCGGGCCCGATGTCTTTAGGGCGCGCGTCCATCACCCAGGTACAAAGCCTCGGGGATGGTCAAAGATAATCCGCAAGAAATGGCAGAGCCAGCTAGGGCGCTTTGTGCAGAAGCGAATCAATGAGGCTATGCGATGATAGCAACCGGGACTCGCCTTGATAACGAAACCCTTGATTGGTTAAAAAAACAAGCAAAGTCGAAGGGCCAAAGCATATCAACTATACTTCGATCTATTGTTCGTGACGAAATGCAAAGGCAAAAGCGGTGATCACCGATCCGAATGATCGCGCGCTGTTAGAGCAGCAGTACAATCAGCTGCTAAGCAGTTTGGTACTGCTTGCGCGGTTGCTTGGCAAGCCCTGCCCAGTTATCACCCGCAAAGAGCGACGCCATGTTGACAGCGGTGCTATACTTTCGTTAGGCGGGCCCGAGGCACCGCTATCCAATGATACCCATGGGCTTAAGCAGGGCGGCGCGTTGGCCGGGCCGGATGCCGCATAAGACCAACGCGCCTGAACTGCGATAATTGAATACCTCACACTGAACGCTGTATAAGTGAGCGGTGATCATCCTGCTGTCGAGCGGGGGATCACCGCTTTTCGTTTAACCCTATGCCGTATCTCTCCAAACGCCAACAGAGATGGGCCCATGCAACTGGGCAGAGCTTTGCTCGACGTTGGGATAAGCTAACAGACTTCTCTGCCCTGCCAGAGAGTAAAGATAGCGGCACCTCGGGCATGGCCATACCGCCAACGGGCAACAACGCGCTGTTTAATCAGCCCGGCATAGGTCGGGGGCCCAGCCGAATAGCCAAGCGGCGCAAGAATAAGCAGTGTACCTGCAATTGCGTTGAGAAGGCAGCAGCGGCAGACGATGCGCCCGTTGCCAGGCCCACGGCAGCGGCTGCACCTGCGGCGGCACCTCCTGGCAAGGGCCAACCGGGCGAATTGTTATCCCCAGGCGTGCGACGTATCAGGGGCAATCTGTGCAACGTGCATGGGCGCTATGGCCCGTGCGACGACTCTGGCAGCGGTATCAGAAAGAAGCCCCCGAAGGGGCGCGGCGGGCGGGCTGCCGGGGGCAAAGGGCCAAAGGCTGCCAAGCCCAAAAAGACGGATGAGCAACGCGCGGCTGAGCGGCAGCAGCGGGCCCAGGAGCGACAGGCAGAGACAACCAGAGAACAGGCTGAGAATATAACGAAGGTGGCAGATGCTACCGATCTAGGCGATCATCTTGCCAACCTGAATCAATTCGCTCAGGGCAAAACGATCCGCCCGCAGGATATCGACGAACTGACAAAGCAGGGCCTGCTAGAAATTGGCAGCGACGGGGCCCCGCGAAAGACTGAGCAGGCCAACGTGCTGCTAAATGCTGCCAAGCGCGGCGATGTGCAGGGGGCCAAAGATGCTGCTAGTCGAGCGCGCGATCAACTTGCCAAGCGACAAGAGGCAGCAGGGAAGCGCACAGCGGCTCAGGCAGCCCGAGAGACAGCCAAGCGCGATCGAGAGGCAGCCCAGGCAAAGAAACGGGCCGAAGCGGCGAAGCGTGGCAGTGGCAAGCGTGCGGCCGATGCGGCAGCTGAGGAAGCCAAGCCAAAGATCAAGCCAGGCAGCGCGTTGGCGCGGCGGCTGTCGAGGTCAAGCAGCCCAGGCGCTGCCGGCGTGCAATCGAGCGCGAAACCGAAGCCGAAACCAAAGCCCGAGAAAGCCCCCAAGCCTAGCCTAGCCCCCGCGTTGGTCGACGCAGCGCAGCAGCTGAGCGCGGGCGGGCAGATGGCGGTAGCAGACTTGCGGGCGCTCATCCGCAACGGGCTAGCACGGATCGATCGCGACGGCATGCCGGTGCTGACAGCGACGGGCCTGAACGCGACAAAGAAACCACAGTCGAGCAATGAGCCCGAGAAACCCGAACCGATCAGGACAGGCAGGAAAGCTGAGACGTACGGCGGCACCAAGCGCAGCAACTTAGATGATAGCGTGTTCGCAGGGCCCGCGCGTAGTTTCCCTATTAAGACAGCCCAGGATGTGCGGGATGCCGTCATGAGCCTGGGCAGGACGAAGCATAGCAAGGCATTGGTACGCCGTGGCATCATTCGCAGGGCCCGCGCAATCGGCGCGCTCGACGCGCTGCCGGATAGTTGGAAAGTGCAGAAGGAACAGACCGCGCAACAAAAAGCCATGTTTGCCAACATGGGCGGCGGCGGCGGCGGCGGCGGCGGGCGCGGGGGCAAGGCCCGGACGGCAGCAGGCGCGGGCGGCGCACGCCAAAGCACACTATGGGAAAAAGGCCCAGACGGTAAGCGGGTGCCGCAAGCAGGCTTCGTTGGGGGCCCTGGGCCTGGGCCAAAGCGTACACCGTCAACGGATGAGGGCAAAGCCCGCGCGGCCGATGTGGGCAAACCTGCCCACGGGCAAACCGTAGGCGCGACAACCAAAGCATACGGCAACGATCCGAATCAGTCCTACACCATGCGGCATGAGCTTGTCGACATGGGCGATATACAGGCGAGTAACACTGCCAACGGGGGGATTAATCCTAAGTATGATGCTAGCCTACAGCCGCGCGACAGAAGCCGATCAAGTAGCCAGGCCCAGATTGCCGACGTTGCCCAGAACATGAATCCGGAAGTGATGACAACCGACTTTCACCGGATCGACTCTGGCAGCCCGATTATTGATCGAAACGGTAACGTACTATCAGGCAACGGGCGCACCTTAGCCCTGCAAAGGGCGGCAGAGATGCATCCTGATAAGTATGCAGCCTATAAGGCAGAGATCAAAGCCAAAGCCAGGGAAGCGGGGATCGATCCGGCAGCGGTCGACGGCATGAAAAATCCCGTGCTTGTGCGCCGCTTAGAGGGCAACCATGATGCGGCAGCATTCGCTCGGGAAGCCAACAGCAGCGGCACACTGCGTATGTCACCCTTAGAGCAGGCCAAAGTCGACGCGGGCCAAATTAGCAACCAACACATGCTTAAGCTGCATGTTACTGAGAATGGCGACATTGATCGCGCGCTACGGGATAAGACTAACAAACCGTTCATTGATGACTTCCTAGCCAACGTACCAGACAATGAGCGGGCTAATTTGCTGACACGCAACGGTGAACTGAATCAGATGGGACTCTACCGTGCCAAGGCAGCGATCTATACGCGGGCCTTTCCGGGGGCTGCCGGTGAGCGCATGGCAGAGTCGATGCTAGAGTCGCTCGATCCGGATATCAAGACAGTACAGAATGGCATCAGCGGCGGGCTGCCGGATTTTAGTCGAGCAACCGCGCTCACGCGCTCGGGCATGCGCGATCCGCACCTCGACATATCGGACGACCTAGCTCGTACGGTCGACGTGTACGCACGCATCAAGGATAACCCGCATCTGACAGCCGGTACACCTGCACATCAGGTGGTAGCAAAGTATCTGGGCCAATCGACGATGTTCGATCGAGAGCTCAACGGGGATCAAGAGCGGCTGTTGGTACACCTCGATACAATAGCGCGCAAGCCAACCGAGGTGCGCAGCCTCTTGCAACGCTATGCGCGGATCGTCGAGGCGCAGCCACAGCCAGGCCAATCGAGCTTGTTTGGGGATGTGCCGCGCATGACGCGGGCCGAATTGTACGATCAGCTGTTGGGCGGCACTACCGTGCCAACGGTCGACACTCAAGTTGGGATGTTCGGATGACACCACTTCCACCCGTGCGCAAGCGCAAAGATTATAGCGACATCAGCCCGAACGATCTAACTTACGCGCTATTCCACGATCGGATCGCGCCGCATGATGCCATGCGGCCCGAAACCGAAGCCATGATCGAGATACTAGGCGCAAAAGAATTTACGGTATATAAGTCGAGCGACGGCAGCGATCGTTGGCTGGCTATCACGACATCAGCCTATGAGGACAAGGACAAAGAGATCATTTCGACCAAAGCGATAGCCGGGGTTGTATCGTTTGGCGATAAGACCAAAGAGCGCGGGCCCTTGCGCTATTGGCATGTGCCTGGCTTAGATATAGGTGATTGTGATTTTCAGGCCCAGGGCGGGCCGGGCGGGCGCTTTCTGATCGAGGGCGGCACCTTTCGATCAAAGGCATTCGCTGATCTCGGGCGCAACCTGGCTGCCCAGGGCTATCAGATGTCACCCGGTTTCATTCATACCGATAATGAGCCCGTCAATGGCGTGTACGACAATATATTGATCTACGAACGGTCAGCGGTGCCGCAGAATCGCAGCGCAAACCTATTCACGCGATTCGCGACTAAGGAGGAGTCTACAGTGATTACAGCTGAGAAGATCGCGGAGTATCGCGAAAAAGCGGCAGGCAACGATCAGGCCATGGAATTACTCGACAACCTGCTAGCAACGGCCCAGGAGAAGGATGACACAGCCCAGGCCCGCAACGTCGTGTACAAAGATGCGCCTGAGTGGGCCCAGGCCCTGATCGCGCGGCTCGACGGGCTAGAGTCGACTGTCAAAGCGTTTGGCCCTGCCAGCGCAGAGCAGGCCGGTGAAACAGAGATCGCGGATGCCGAGGCAGAGCAGGCAGACGACGGCGAAGAGCCCGAGATGGAAACCGAAGAGGCTGACGACGGGGGCATGGATGACGCGGCGTTTGCTCAACTGATCGCGCGTGCGGTTGTCGAGGCGATTACGCCGCTACTCGACATCGAGAAAAAGATGAGCGCCAACCTAGCTGATCTCAAGTCGACGATCGGCAGCTACACGCAACAGAAGGATGACGCGGCAGCCCAGACGGCAGCACAGGCAGTTGCCAACGCGCAACAGATCGCGTTGCTCGACGCGAAAGTAAAAGAGCTAACCGGCGATCTACCGTCGAGTGTGCTCAACGGTGCTGCCAATTACTACCGCGCAAGCCAGGCCCCCGCAACGCGGTTGACAACCCAGGCAGAAGCGGTGATGAAGGAACAAATGCAGCAGGCCCCTGCGGGCCTGACTGATCCGGCAGAGATTGCAGCGTATCAACTTATCTTCCCGCGAGGATAAGAACCGCCATGCGGCGGTATATCAATCATTACGAAAAGGAGAATACCATGGAGGTCAGCGAAGCGCAGTTAAACGCGCTCATTCAACAGCAGGTGAACGCAGCTATTGCGCTATCGCTGCGTGAGAAGGACAGCGGCACGACGGGCCTGGCTATCGCACCGCATGGCTACAATGCGCTGTTTAACAACTTCGGCATTGAGCCCGGCGTACCAACTACCTACATTGGCCCGACTGGGCTAGAGCAAGCTTTGGAGCGCATGGGCCATGTGCAGAAGTCTCAACTACTGAATCCAGTCTTTGAGATTCTGACCGGGCAAACCGCGTCGAGCGGCACAGAGCCGACTGAGCCATGCGCAGAAGATGTGCCAATCCCGGGCGATCTGAAGGTGTGCAACCAAACATGGCCCTTTGGCGAGTTCACCATGAAAACCAAGCCGATCCGCGTCGACAACGCGGGCGAATTGATTAACCGCAGCGAGATTCTAGACCTGCGGCTGCTTAATAACCCGTTCGCGGATGCCAACAACATCGTGCCAACCGGGACTAATAACCTGTTCCGCAACAAGCTCACAAAGGCAGTTGTCGAGCTCACAAACGATTTCAAGCGGCGCTATGCTCGACTGTTCTTCACCGGCAGCCCAGTGAATACAGCGGCGTCGAGCGGCGGCTACTTGGAATACAACGGGCTAGAGCGCATCGTGACGGATAGCTATCAAGATGTGTTCACTGGCACCGCATGCAGCGCGGCTGACAGTCTTGTGCTGTCGTTTCCCTCGGGCGTCATGCAGAACAATGCCGGCAGCTATGTCACCAAGATGGTCGAAACCTACCGCGCACAGAAGTACCTGGCAGAGCAGTTGATGGTATCTGATGTGCAGTTCACATGGGTGATGCGCTATCAAGCATTCCTCTCATTCACACAAATATGGCCATGCGCGTATGAAACCTATAGGTGTTTCAACGCAAGCCCCAACGGCTCATCCATCGTGATCGACACATCGGCGGCCGATCAGAATGCCATGCGTAACGCCATGCGTAACGGGCATTACCTGCTGATCGACGGCGAACAGGTGCCGGTGATCATTGATACCACCATGGCGGAAGCAAACATCGGCAACGGTAACTTTCAATCGGATGTATATCTGCTGCCGCTGAAGAGTGCAACCCTTGGGGGCCAACAGCTGTATATTGATTACTTCGATTACAGGGGCCCGTTTGGCATGCAGGATATCATCAATCAACTGGGCCCGCAGGATGAATACCGCGTGAGTCCGGATGGTCGATTCGCGATCTTCTTCATGGGCGGTACCGCATTCTGTAAGCAGGTGATGATCCGCACGCGCAAGCGCATCATTTTGCGTTCACCGTTCTTAGCTGCCAGGATAGAGGATGCACAGTATGCTGTGTACCAGCATGAGCGCGAATGGCAGCCCGGTACATCCTTCTATGAGGATGGCGGCGCGACAAGCTTTGCAGGGCCAACGTACGAAAGCCCGGTTTAATAGGACACAGCGCGCGACTAGGTAGGCCAACCGAACGCGGGATGCTCCAACCGCTGTCGCGCGCTCTCTTCGGAGCGATGATAGGAGATCATCATGTTCAGTGTCTTTGTCAAGCTCGACGGATCGCACCTTATTATCAGGGCTGTCGACCTGCGCCGTTTAGAGGACTTAGAGCATGGGGCCGAAGTGGCATGGGATGAATGCGGATCATCATATGCGCGGGCTATCCAAGGCAGCGCACAAGAGAATCTAGATCGTCTCAAGGCAGAAGAAACCGACGCGCTGATCGCGGCTGAGAAGATACGCCAGCGGCAGGCCCAGGGGTTGCCTGCTGAGCCTGTGCAGCGCGGGCGGCAGACCATGCGCATGGTGGCAAAGTGAGCAGCAGGGGCATGACATTCGACGGTACGCTATGGCGCTACGATGATACCGGGGATGTCGTAGGCATGGCAACTGCGCCCGTTGTCGAGGCACCTGCTAGGCCGCCCATGCCGCTGTATGCCAGCGTGATCATCCCGGTTGGCCCAGACCATGCAACGGTGGCAGCCCAGGCGATCAAGTCGGTGCTCTGGCAAACGTACACGAACATCGAAGCGATCGTAGTGAATGACACGGGCAAGCCGATGCATGGCACGGTCAACC